GATGTCTTCGAGCAGCCACCGCGTGGACCGACCCTGAAATGAACCAATCTCGAGGGCGCGAACCGGGTTTCCGCGAAATTCACGGAGAATCTGCGACCACGTGCCGATGTTCCCGGAGAACCAATCCTCAGTAAACAGAGGCTCCATTCTATGTTTTCTGGACACACCTGTTTTTGGAGTTCCAACCACAGGTGTGGGGTTTCCCCCGTGTTCCTCCCCCGACGACCTTGAAGTTCTGGTGTTTAGTTGGAGTACGCGAGGCCGCCCATGCCGGACATGACGCGGAGGACGTTGTAGTTCACGGCGTACACGCGCACCTGGGCAGTGCGGCCAGAGCGGACAGTGTTGACGGACACCGTGAGCTGGAGGGTCGCCTTGTCGATGCGGGAGAAGTTGCAGGTGCCGCTGGGCTGGTGCTCCTCGGGCTTGAGCGCGAAGGAGTAGACGTTGATGCCCGGGGCCGGGGTGCGAGTGTGGTGCTGGAAGGGCTGGACGCGGTCGAAGTAGCGGCCCTCGCGCTCCGTGAAGCGGTCCTGGCCGTTGAGCTGGAGCTTGGCGACCTCCACGGGGTTCTTGCCGGAGCACTTGACACCAGAGGCGAGCACGACCTTGGCGAGGAGGTAGTTGGTGGTGGCCGCGAAGACCTCCTCCCCGAGGTTGGAGCCAGAGTCGAGCCAAGAGGCACCGCCCAGCGACGGGCCGGGGTTGATGCCGAGACCGGGCAGGTAGGGGCCAGACGGGCCATCGCCAGAGGTGGTGGGGATGGTGGTGTTGTTGCCGTTGGTGGCGAGCGCGCCGCCAGTGCCAGTGCCGAGGGAGCCGCGGGCGAGGATGTCCATGACAACACCCTCCGTGGTGAAGTCATCCGTGTAGTTGAAGGGCTGGCAGCCGTTCACCTCCGCGATGAAGTTCTGGCCCGGGGTGCAGTCGACGAAGGAGTCGCGCTGAACAACCCAGACAAGCTCCTTGACGGGGTGGTTGAAGTTCAGCTGGATCTTGTTGGAGGAGGAGGTGATGGACTCCGCGCCAGTGTACTGCAGCTGCTCGATGAGGTACTCGTGGGTCTGCTGGGCGAACCGGCGGCGCTCCTCAGTGTCGAGGTAGATGTAGTCGATGTAGAGGGACGCGGCGGTGAGGGACTGGATGGCGGTGGAGGGGGCAGTGGAGGTCGCCGTCTCGTAGTAGCAGCAGTTGATCCACTGCTCGAACTCCACGTTGATGCGCACCTCGTGGTACTGGAGGGCGATGAGCGGGATGGCGAGGCCAGGGTTGCGGCAGAACCAGAACTGGAGGGGGATGTAGAGGGTCTTGGCCGGGGTGCCCGCGCGAGGGGCGCAGGAGTTGGTGAGCTCCGCACCGGCGCAAGAGGCATCGAGCTGGTAGCCCTTGGAGTCCTTCATCAGGACGAGGTCGTGGGTGTTGCCGATGATGTCATCGAGGGCCTCGATGGTGCCCGCATCCTGGGTGAGCTGGGTCCAGATCTGCATCCAGTCACCGTACTGGCGGTCGATGCGCTGGCCGCCAATCTCGAGCTCCACAACCTTGATGAGGCGGTGGCCGATGTAGTTGAGCCAGCGGAAGCGGTTGAGCTGGGTGGAGCCGGACACGAGGTCGACGGCGGGGAGGACAACCTGGACGTAGGTGCGGTACATCAGGTCCGCATTGCGGTTGATGACGGCGGTGACACGCTTGTTGAAGTCGGCCTGGCCGTTGAAGGTGACCTCGATGGACTCCATGGCGAAGTTGGTGTGGCGCTTGTAGAGAATCTTCCAGAAGGTAATCTGGGGCGTGCCCGTGATGTAGATGTCCTGCGCACCGTAGCTGACAAGCTGAAGAAGACCGCCACCCATGTTGGTATGCTCCTTGGCAAGAAAGTTTTCTACGACGCAGTGTTTTCGCGCACGAATTCTAGGTGGTAGCACTCCCGGCAGAGGGGCATGTACCGTTCCTGACCGCCGACAATCACCTGCTGGTCATGGGGTCCGCCGCGACGGTAGGTGAAGGGGGCGGGCGTTCCATTGGCGCAGCGACGACAGAAGGCCGTGAGACGCTCCACGTGGTCGGCCAGCGGGATGCAGTGAAGAAGCTCTCCAAACGGTCTCCGATTCGAATCTCCGTCCAAGCCGACGAGATACAGGTGCTTGCCGAGGGTGTCCACGGTCCACTCGACAAAGGGAACCAGCCGATGGAAAAAGTGAGCTTCATCCACGATGATGACGTTGTAGCGGATGATGTCCTCGGCCACCAGGTCATCAAAGCTCTGGATGGCGATGCAGGGAGCATGCCGTCCATCATGCGTTGCAATGTCCGTCCGCCGATAGCGTATGTCGTCTGCGTGCTTGAGCACGAGCACGGCAGTGTCGAGAGCGGTATAGCGTGACACGAGATTCAGAATGCGGCTGGACTTGCCCGCAAACATCGGTCCCATCAGCACGGTGAGGGACATTTACAAGGGTCATGCGCAGAACAAATAAATGGATATCACGGATACCGCCCTTGCAGCTGCGTCCGGCATTGGACTTGCGATGTGCGCAGCCTGTGCGCTTGTCTATGCCTGGCGGACCTCTCGGCCGCGAGGACTCAAGGCCTCCCGGTCCGACACCGACCTCACTCTCATTCTTGAGCAGAGCATTCCCTCCTCCTCCGCTCGTCGTCTAACCCCTCCGGAGGACCCTACTGGAGGACCATCCGGGGAACAATATGCATCGCCTCTAACTCTTGGACCCAGAGTTTCATTGCATAGGGAATCGTCTTCGTAAGGAACTCCGTCTGATTCCCACAGGCTCCGCAGGAGTAGATGCCCTCCTTCTCGTTCACCACGGCAAGCGTTCCACAGGTCTTGCAGATGCCCGTCGGGAAGGGGTCGGACACATCCATCAGGCGCTCCTTCGTGAACGCAGCCGCTCCGTGCGACAGCATACAATCTCGCTCCATCTCTCCGACACGCAATCCCCCATCCCTCGCCCTGCCCTCACACGGCTGGCGGGTGAGGCTGACGATGGGTCCGCGTGCGCGGGAATGCTTCTTGTCAATCACCATGTGCTTCAGGCGCTGATAGAAGGTCGGTCCCATGAAGATTTCGGCCTCCATCATCTCACCCGTCTGCCCATTGTAGAGCAGCTCATTGCCGTACGACTGCAGTCCGAGGTCGAGCATGTGCTCGCGCAGGTCCGCAACCTTGAGATGGTCGTAGGGGGTTCCATCGCCCAGCGTGCCTCGCCGCACGCCGACCTTGCCGAAGATGTTCTCCATCAGCTGTGCAATCGTCATGCGGGACGGGACGGCGTGGGGGTTCATGATGAGGTCCGGACGCAGACCGGCCGCGGTGAACGGCATGTCCTGTTCCTCCAACATCATTCCGACGGTTCCCTTCTGCCCGTGGCGGGAGGAGAACTTGTCGCCAATCTGGGGAATGCGCTCCGAGACCACGCGGACCTTGATGAACGGATAGCCATCCGAGTTCTTGTCCTGCCAGACTCCATCGATGCGGCAAGGCTCCGAGTTCTTGTGCGTGGTGCTCGCGTCACGATACGCATAGCCCGCAGTGTCATTGCGCAGGTTGACGACCTTGCCGATGACCACATCGTTCTCCTGCAGCGTGGAGTTGAGGACGGGAAGCCCATTCTCGCCGATGGCCGCGTACGAGCTGTTCTTGAACTTCCGGGTGTTGTGCTTGGTCGGGCGCATGAACTTCTCCTCACGACCCGAGGTCACATTGCGGTGCTCCTCGTCCTTGTACATCGTGTAGTAGAGGCCGCGCATGAACCCGCGGTTCACGCTCGAGCGATTCATGATGATGGAGTCCTCCTGGTTATAGCCTCCGTAGCACGCGATGGCGACAATCGCGTTCATGCCGGAGGGCATCTCGTGCATCTTGAGGATGTTCATCGACCGGGTTTCCACAATCGGTCGGCTCAGCGAGCAGAGCATGTAGCCGTTCTTGTCCAGGCGCTTGGCGTAGTTGCCGGCGTAGACGCACATCGACTGCTTGCCCATGGCCGACTGATAGGTATTGCGAGGCGACTGATTGTGGTCCGAGAGCGGGATACTGGCCGCCATCTGTCCGACGATGAGGCTCGGGTGGAGTTCGTAGTGAGTATGGTACGGAGTGCAGTCTGCGCGACTGGACGCAATCCGAAGCGTCTCTGTCTCCGAGGCATCGATGTACTCCATCGTCGTTGTCAGCCAGGTGGTCCAGTCCGCACCGGGCGACGCCATCGGGCAGCCGACCCGAACGACCGGGCGCACGAGACGACCGCTGTCCGTCTCAATGATGATGGTGTTGAGCAGCGTGTACCATGCAATGGAGATGTGGGGATGGAGGCGGAAGGAGTGCTTGGCTGACCGCAGCGTGTCGGTGAGCGTCTTCGGGTCCTTGGTGTAGGCGACGATGACACCGTTCACCGTAATCGCCGTTCCCTCATAGACGCGCGGCGTATCGACCCACGTCAGACCCGGACAGGACTCCAGGAAGTGGAGCACCGTCGCACTCGGAACGTGCTGCGTGACGCTGGACAGGAGACTCATGGTCTTGACGATACCCACTGAGTGACCCTCCGGCGTCTCCACCGGGCAGACGAAGCCCCAGGACGTACCGTGCAGCTTGCGGGGCGCCAACAGCTTGCCGGACTTCTCCACCGGCGTCTGGATGCGGCGGAGGTGAGACAGCGTCGCGGAGTAGGACATGCGCGCGAGCACCTGCGAGACACCGACCTTGGTCGCGTTGGAGAGCGACGTCGAGCTGGACGTTCCGAGGCCCTGGACCGTGAAGTTGCCCGTGGCGAGGGCCTGCTTCAGCTTGCCTTCAATGGTCGAGAGCTTCAGAATCTTGTAGAGGTTGTTGATGTTGAGGATGTCCATCGGGCGCGGCTCACCCTTCTTCCAGGCGTCATTGTTGACCTCCTGGACGAACTCATTGCGCGTGTCATTGCAGACCTTCTGAAAGAGCTGGCGGAACAGATGGGTCAACAGAGCTCCGGTCGTGACGACGCGCTTGTTCGGGTAGGCATCACGGTCATCGAGTGCAATCTGCCCCTGGTCGGTCAGGAGGAGACGGCGAATCATGCTCGCGGTGAGAAGGGCCTTGCGGGTGTTGTGGACGGCGAGCCCGACCGACTCCCCTGCGAACTTGACGTGCGGCAGGTACTCGGTGGTCAGGAGCTGGCGGACATAGGCGTGTTTGTCCTCCTGTGTGGTGCCGTACTGGAGATTGTTCGCCAAGAAGCCGATAGCGTCCTCCTGCGAGAAGACGCCTAGCTCTGCACACTCACGGAACGAAGCTCCCAGGAGCCCGACGTGCGGGTCCTCGAGACGTCCCCAAACGAGTCGGGCGACCTCAGCATCAGACCGAATCCCCAGCGCGCGAAAGTACACGCCAACAGGAATGTCCTCACGGAAGCGGGGCACGCAAGCAAGCAGAGGGTACCCAAATCCATTGAACTTGGAGGACAGACGGATTTCCAGTTTCTTCGGCGGCATTGTGAAGGTCTCAGAGAGCGACTTCAGCTCGACGGAGTAGGAGTGCTTGGAGCTGGCCTTCTTGGACTGAAACACCATGATGCGATTGTCTGCAACCTTCTCCTGACAGAGGATTGTTCGCTCCGACCCATGGATGAGAAAGTAGCCAAGAGGGTCGTGCGCACACTCTCCATACTGCTCGAGAGAGAGGGGGTAGTCCTTGAGAAGGCAGAGAGAAGAGCCAAGCATAACAGGGAGCTTGCCAAGGGAAATCCCCTCAAAGACACGAGACTCCTCGGTGCAGGTTGCATACGTGTCTCCAGAATACGTCTTCGCGGTAAACCGGATGTCGGCATGCATCTGCGCGGCATAGGTGAAGTTGCGGACGCGGGCCTCCATGGGAAGCATCGGCTTGACGCGACCCGTGGCCTCGGTGATGCGGGGCTTCATGTAGGAGACGTTCTCGAACGTCAGCGTGAACTCGTACTTGTACTTCTTGTGGACGGGGTGCTGCTCGTGCCACACCTTGATGGGCGGCGTGGACTGGACGATGAGGGGGAGCTTGTTGCGGATGAAGTCCTCATACGAATCCACCTGGTGGTCCACGAGGCGGCGAACGCCATTCGCAAAGTACGACTTGACTGCATCCCAGCATGGGTCCATGGTATCTGTGTGCTGGACGTCGTGTGTAAACGAGTGCGTCCGTTTTCAGCGCGGAATGGATTCTGGCCTAAGAACAATGACCGACACGGCTATCCGAATCGTCAAGGTCGGCGACCGTCCGGCTCCCCAGGCGGCTGCGACTCGGAAGACAGTCCCCCGAGCCGGAAAGAAGACCATGCGCACGTATCCCCGCAGCATCCTGAAGAAGGTCGGGGGTGTCAAGGGAATCAAGCCAGTGCGCGACCCCGCGAAGCCTCCCCCGATTGCATCTGGACGGAGCTCGACCCTCCGCATCCTCACTGAGAAGGGGGCCGCCAAGCGTCGGGACACGATTCACAAGAAGGTCAAGACGATGCCGATTGGAGCCGTGCGGGAGACTCTTCGGCGGTCTGGACTTCCTATCTCGGACAAGACGCCTCCCCATATCGCCAAGGAAATCCTGGAAGGCGGCATGGAGGCGGGGATGATTGTCTCCAAGTAAAATCAATGACAGCTGTCTGGGGACCCTTGGGATGGATGACCCTCCATTCCGTCTCCACCATCTATCCCGAGCATCCGACGCAATCCGAGAAAGACCTTCTGACGACGTGGCTGGGTCTCTTCACAGAGACGATTACGTGTCCGCATTGTCGCGACCACTTCCGGTCCATGCACGCAAACTACCGTGCAAAGTATCCGGGTTATCTGGACTCGCGTCAGGCCTTTGCGATGTTCGCCTTCCGGTGTCATAACGTCGTGAACGCGCGGTTGTCCAAACCGGTCTACGGAACACTCGAAGAGTGCATGGGCGTTCTGAAGACCAACATCAAGCTGCGGTCTGCGCAGGACTATCGCATTTCCTATATCAACCACCTGACGCGCTTCTGGGGAACGATTCAGGATACCTCTGGAATCACCGCTCTCAAGAAGGTCTACGAATTGAAGAAGATTGAAATTGACTACTTCGGGCTTCGTGATACGAAGTTTGAGGTCACCCTTCGCGATGACGGCGTGGTCATTCCCCGGCATTGGGTGGAGCATGTCCCGGGGGGTCAGACTGCAGACGTTCCGCCGACACGCCTCATGCCCCGGGCGACCACCCAGACGCGCGCCGGCTTCAGGATGGTGGGAGGGCGTATTCGGTTGTTCTAGTCAGGCGACCAAGC